CACTCCAAGGACCAGCGCCCCAACCTACATAAGCTACATCAATATTAACTGTACCTGTTTCGCCTGTAGCAGATACGCCTGATACCAAAATGTTTTGACCTGTATTTACACTTTCAGTACCAAGTTGCGTAGTGCCTGCTAATCCAGTAACAGAAACATTGTTATTAGTTATTAAACTTTGAGTGCCTACGGCTCCAGTGCCAGTAACACCGGTAACCTCTTCATTATAGATAATACTAACATTAACTGTACCTATAGCCCCAGTGCCATTAACACTGGTAACAGATATAGTGTTGTTACTTGTAGTGGTCGCTGTGCCTAGTTGAGTAGTTGCAGATACTCCACTTACACTTATATTAGCAGCGGCACTTACAGTTTCGTCGCCCAGCGTTGCAGTTGCAGACACAGCGTCTACAAAAACATCTATCATAGGTGAACCGTAGGACCCTGACGACCAGGTATTTCTACCCCACCCTTCGTAGCTAGCAGACGAAGCCATTAACCGCTCCTATTTAAGCGATTCTAATAATAGCGCTTGTTGAATCAGCTGTTGGGAATACGATTGTAAAATCACCTGCAGTTGAAGTTTTATCCCCACCAAATGCTAGTACGGCCACAGAGGTATCACTATAACTACTATTATAAATCAAAGCACCGTTAGCAGTAACTGTAGCTGATGACCAAGTTGTGTCTGTAAAGTCTAACCACGAAGTAGTTGAAGTGCTTGTAGGCACTTGTGATATAGCCAGTGTATTACCACCTGCTGAGTACCCTGTACCTGACGCTTCATTTGATGTTGAATATGCGGTTGTAGTTGCACCTAATGTTGCTGCTGATGTAAACAGCGCGATTTTAAATGTATCCTGTGTATTTACAGTTCGTGCTACGTTTGTTGTATTAAAGTTGTGACCGCCGCTAAGCAACTCAACTTTAAATGATGTACACATTGCTTGTGAAATTGCCATGTTAAATCTCCAAAATTTTAATTAAATCTGAATGTCCTGCTTCACGCAATCGATTCGCTAAAGTTGTGCGGTCTGACTGCACCGCTTGTTTTAAGTATTTTATCAGAACTTGTCTAATATAGCCCTTAAATGCTTCTGCTTGCTCTCTTATGAGAGGGTTTGCATCCTTGCTAACATACATAATCTTATCTAAAGCAAACTCTGCTACTTCTTCTGGTGTATGACCCCGACCCGATGTTGTATGTACTTCAAAATCTATATTACCTAATTCCATTTTATTCCTTTCATTTAAAATTATCCTATACGACGGCTTGTACCTGGAACGGGAATTCTAGCTTGTCCACTTCGATAAGCATCACGTCGGTTTTTACCTTCACCGAGGTTAGTTAATAACCCCATTGCTTCTTGATACCTAGCCGTATAATTAGCTATTGTATCAGGTTCTGACAACATAAACGCAGCTGCTTCCAGTAATGAACCATAAAGGAGTGCAGTATCAAAGTTATTCCCAAGCCAAGAAGTGCCAGCAATGACAATGCTCTCAGGATAATAGTAATAATGTAACTCAGATTCATAATTTGCATCAGGTGTTGGTCCTAGTATCATGGTTGTATCATCAAATATAGCGTAATACTCAGGCTTACCATAAAAAGGTGCATCAGTATCAGGAAAAGATTCTCTAACAAAATTAACATCTTTATTTAGTAAAAAGGTATATGCATTGGTTGCCGGGTCAATCACCGCAATACTAAAAGTAGATAGCCAATCAGAAGGTAAAGAAAAGTATTTATTCCCACTAGTCATAGTCCCTGTTACATTCTTACGTAAATCAGGTAACTGCGCCGTATTGTATATTCTTTGCTCAGCGTTTTGAATAAACGTATTTACGTCCGCAGTAGAATAAGAATTCTCTGTATAACTTTCTATTGCTGCAATTAATTCTGTGTAATTCATTACTTATCCTTATGCTAATGGGCCACGAGCTACTTTCCCTTTAGTAGCTGCGCCGTTACCCCTTGTTACAACGCCAGTGGTTTTAACATTCTTCTCTGGGTAACCTGCTACGTTAGGTATAGGTACATTTTGTGGTTGTGTATATTCAGTCATTTCTTTCTCCTAAGTTGTTGTTATGGTCACAGTCCCTACTTCTCCGTCACCCTCTAAATTATCTGGAATGCCGGGTAAATCTAAAGGATTAGCAAACCCTACAGGGTTCCACCCCCATTGTATATCTCTACTACTATATGGTCCCGCTTCCGTAAAACTTTTATCTGGTCGTGGATCACGTACAGCTTGTGGGTCTTCGACCGGGTACATCCCCTGCATGTTCTGTGGTTGATCTCGGTTCCAACACTCGGTACACGCTAATATGTTTGTCTTAGTCTTTCTTACAAATAAACTTTTTAATGTCTTTAGTTTATATTGAAAGCCACATACATCGCAGTCTGCGATAGCATTCTTATTAGAGGTGTACTTATTGCCCATTATTTACCTTTTAAATAGTTCCTATCTACGAGACCACCATGTTTCATTCCGTGTTTAGCGCCTTTCATCATTGTACCATCTGGCATCTTATGAACTGCTCCGCCTTTAGCTTTTTTTACTGGTGCATACTTACCTCTTTTCATAAGCTTATCAAGGGCGTCTATTTTAATTCTGCCTTCCCCCATATTACTTTTAGTGGTATTACCTTGTTCTTCTAGTTTTTTATTTGGGTTTTCATTAGCTTTTTTTACTTTCCCGCCTTCTTTCATTTTTCTTTTTGAACCGCATCCAGCCATTTTATTTCCCCTTATACGTATGAACTTCTTGGTGCAATAGTTAGTGTAGCTTTTTCTCTATCTTCGGTAGATGCGAGTAGCCACTGTTCTTCATATTCTTGTTTTAAAAACTGCACTCTATCCCCAGCTTCTGGAATCTTTATTGCTAGGTAATAAGCTAGTCCTGCAACCAAGCAAGGTAAGAACCTAAAGGGTATGTGTTGTGTGTTAACCCCGGTACCTGCATCATCTATTCTTTTCAGCATCCAGTATACAAAAGTATAAGGCTGAGTAGTATCAGGAATAGGCCACATAGTGACTGTAGGAATCTCTGCTTGTCTATTTATATAGACTTGTATTGGTCTGCCCGTGTCATTCTTACTCGGTATGGACGCGTAGGTAGGATTTGACACCCTCGAGATAGCTATATCTGACTGAGTTGTTCCAGACCCAGTTCTTATGACTTGGCTCATGAGGTCGATGGTAGTCGCGGGCAAATTGTAAGTGGCAGTTCCGGCAACTAGTGGTATCTCTCCTTGCTCCACAGTCCATAAGTTGATTCCCCGATTAGCCCATTCAATAGTTAATAAGTTCAAGCTACGTGTAGCTGTCCTTAAATCATATCCTGTTCTTAGCTCTGATCCGCATCGTTCAAATGCCTCTTCAACAAGCAAGTTTAAATCTAGATTAAAATTATGTGTATCTGTTGTAGCCATTATGTTTTCCTAGTTGTCTTTTTCTTTCTAAGTGAAGCTACTCTACGCGGCTTCCCTGCTGGCTGACCGAGTCTTTTCTTCTGTGCTATCCTTGACTTCTTCTCAGCTGCTGTCATTTCTCCAGATGTCTTTGGAGTTTTACTAGATACTTTTTTAGTAGGTCGGCAATACGGAGTTGCTCTTCCGTCACCTTTTTTCCTACCACAAGCTTTGCCAGTCTTTACGTCTTTCCAGTCTTCTTTAAACCATCGTTTTAATGCAGCACCTTTAGCTGTTTTTCTGACTGCCATTATTTACCTTTCTTTCTACACTTAGCAATGGCACCGGAAGCATACGCACTAGGAAAGACTTTATAACTCGCCTTTACCTTTTTATAGCATGCGTCTTTTACAGCACCACCTTTTTTTAACTTAAGTGACTCAAGAGTCTTCGCTTGTTTAGCATGTGTCTTAGAAGCTTTTTTTAAGCCCTTTACGACTTTGTTAACTTTGGCTTTAACTTGGCCTCCAGCTTTCATTTTTTTAGGGTTAATTATTCCCATGCCACGAGAGGCTCTCATTATCTATGCTTCGCTCTAGTTAAGCCTCGTTTAGCAATACCATTAATGTTGCGAGGTTTTGCAGTTCTAACCTTACCCATCTTAGTGGCACCAACAGCTCCACCATGCCTAAACCCGGTCATGCTTGGTCTACTAGGTCCACGTTTCTTAAGATCAACTTTCTCATCTTTGTTTGTAGGTTTAGGTCCGGTACTTGGTCTACCCATAGAAGTCATAGTAGGTCCACTAGGTCCTTTACGCCTTTCTGGTTTATTAGCATCAGGTTTATTAGCATTAGGTTTATTAACTTGGCTCATGTTAGGTCCTACTTTAGACCCGTCTGAGTTGTCAGTTCTAGAAGCAATGTTACCACCTTTAGGCTCTACATACTTAGGAGCTGTTCTTTGTGATCCACCATTACCTTTAGTAGAAGCTGATTTAGTAGGAGCTGACTTACTACCACTATTTCTACCTGCTAAATACCCTGCACCTGCACCTGCACCTGCAATACCTACAACAGATTTTTTAGCCTTATTAAAATCAAGTTGTCTAGGCTGAACTTTAGCTTTACCTTTATCTTTCATTGGAGCGTTAGAACCGCCGGTGTTAGCTTTGTTAGTATTAGTAGCTTTATTTTGTGCTGAAGGCTTAGCTTTAGGCTTAGCTTTAGGCTTAGCTTTAGGCTTATTTAAATTATTACGAGCTTGGGTTTCTTTTAACGCTTTCTTCTGTTCCGCGTTCATCCCATTTGATTTAGCTTTAGGCTTAGTTTTTTTCTTAGGAGCACCGTCCCCAAAACTTTTTGCTTTTTTCTTTACGTAGTTCTTAGCGTCCTTAATTCTTTTTAATATTTCTGATGCTTTTGACATTCTAGTTCTCCTTAGACCATGCGACCACGTGTGTGGCCCTGAGTTATAATACCATCAGCTCGTTTAGATGCGGAACCTTTAACTGCTCCACCTTTTTTCATAGCTTTAGGTTTAACATTTTTAGAGCCCGTTTTGTATTCATTTTTTCTTTTTTCTTCCATGTCATAAACTCTTCCATAACCTGAAACAAAATCTTTTTTCATTTTATTTTTCGCACCCATTCTCGCTGATGTCATTGCACTTATATTTTTCTCAGGCCCTGTTGATTTTTTAACTTCATTTTTAACTTTATTAAATAACACAGTACTTTTATCCGTACTTTTACCTTTTTTAACCTTACCCCCTTCTTTCATGCCACCCATAGCCGCTTGTTGTCTTTGAGCTTCCATTGCCATTTTCATTCTGGGGTCCATTGCTTGAGCACCAGCCATTCCTGCCATACCCGGAGCTGTCATACCACCGCCCATCATTTTCTTAACTTTCTTCATGTCTTTCTCCTTAGTGAATTCTTTTCCTACTGTTTGTTTAACCCCTACCTTTTTAGCAAACTCTGGGTTATTAGCCACCGCTTGCATAAACTTTTTTTGCTTCTTACTTTTTGCGGGCATCGTTAATTGCCTTTTTAGTTTTTGCTACCCGTCTTTTCTCTACTATCTTTTGCACAGTAGGAGTTTCCCATATGCGAATACCAAGCCATACAATAGTGAAAAGTGAAGCTATATGAGGTAACCACGAAAGCAGTGATCCTATAGCGGTAAAGATAGACGTGGCGTCTAATAATTGTTTTGTCGATTCATCCATTTTTAACATTTCCATCGTTTACGTGCTTGTCTTAATCTTGAATTAGGGTCTTTAGCTGCTTTAGGAAAGTCTTTCATTTGCCCTGCACTTCTTGCACAAAATGACTTGCGTCGCTTTGCATCTTTAGAGCCAGCTTTGACTTTTCCTGTTACGGCGGTTTTTAACTTGCTGCCCGGATTAGCTTTACGATAGGCTTTTACTCCTTTCGTTGTCATACCCGCGCCGGATTTAGTCTTTCTAAAATTACCAGACTTAACCGAAGTTTTAATCCCCATTCCTCTTTTTTTCGCGTCTGCCACTATACACAGTCCTGTTGAGCTTCAAACCAACGCTTCAATTCTTCTAAACGTTGTTGCATTGACTTGGAGGGCTCAGGTTCCATAACTTATCCGCAGAACAATGTGTAGTCTGTAAGATTAGTTGGTACTACAACTGCATAGTCATTGTTTTGTCTAGCAGTTAAAATACCATTACCAGCTAATAGTAAGTCTTGAACTAATGTAGCTCCCGCAGGAGTTGATACATCAAAGACGGTATTATTACCGGTGGTAAGACCATTTATATTAACTTTTAAACTTCCCGCAGACGCACTACATAATACATAGAAGGCCTTAATGCGGGTTCTAGGTAGCGCTACATCGCCTGTAGTGCCTATACTAACATCCCCTGCTGATGCGCCACTAGCTACTATACTAATGTCTGATGCCCAATAGTTTGTAGAGGCAGCAGTCGTTGCGTTTGCGCCAGTAATAACTTCAACTGCGGGTACATGACTTGTTAAGTTGCCCACTTTTGTGCCTGTGACAGTGAAAGTAATTCCTGTATCATCACCGGCGGAAGTAATAAGTATCTTATATCCAACGCCGTTAGGACCCGCGTCTGTTGTTAACAGTGTAATAGCACCAGCACCTGCAATAGAATCAGCCGCTCTATAGAACGTAGCACTTACGGAGGGGTTTACTGCCCAAATATCTCCTTGCATATCGTTCTCCTATTAAGCAGTACGGGTTATTGTATAAGCAGTAGCGCTACTAAATAATAAAGTATACCGAGCCATACCTGTAACGCCGAAGGCAATAGTTAAATCACCGAAAGAGGCTGCAGTAGTAGTAGCAGCGTCTGACATAATTGCGTTAACTCCAACTACCATTGTTACGAGCGATGCACCGCCTGTGTTATCAACTACTAATTCAAAAACTGTTCCTGCAGTTGCTTGTAATTCAGCGCCTAAAAGAGTTCCAGTTGGAAATGTAATACTTGTAGCTGCTGCGGATGTTGAATCAATATAACCTGTGGCTACTTGTGCCGCAGTTGCTACTGCAGTTGCATTAATTGATGAGGCTGTTGCGTGGTCTGTGATAAAGCCGTTTTGGGACACGACTGGTCCTGAAAATGTGGTTCTAGACATTTGAATTTCTCCATACAAAGTTAAGCTTATCTGTCGTGTATGCGTCTGCTGGGGCAGTCATGATAAGCTGGTTTTACCCAGATAATTAATGGTACACGGTTTTACATTATTATACAACAAAAAAGGGACCGAAGCCCCTTAGTGTTGGTTCTTTTAAAATATTATCTCTTTTAAACGGCTCAGGCTGTTTCCAAGCCACCGGACCGGATAGATAATAAGTTTTAATGGAAAGCGTTAAATGCTCCCCGTTAAACAATTATATCACTTACTTGTTCATTACGTACATGGTTACTTCGAAACCAAATCTCATTTCTGTTGCTGATGGTGTTGTCCACATAATAGAATCTCCTTAAGTTAGATTTCAGCATGAAGCTGATAAGAGAATTATATCTATCTATTTAGTTTGTGCCCTAAGCATATTCATGAGTTTTAGATAAAGAAAAACCCAGCTGAGAGGTGCCGGGTTTTTCAGGAGGATAGCGCTCAGAACTATGAAAACTAAGCGCTAGAGAGTAGCAAGTTATGCACCTGCTGAACCCCACATACCTAATGGATCAGACCAACCGAATGAATATCTTTCACGGGCTTTGTAACGTACATTGCCAGTATCAAAATCTCCGTCCATAGAAGTAGTAAGCGGTGTTCTTTCAAAATGCTTCATACCGTTAGGAACGTCAGTTGTTAGGAAATAAGCGTCACCGTCTGTTAAGAAGTGATTTACTGTATAACCTTCTGGAATTGCACCATTAGTTCTTAATGCGTTGATGTCATTATCTGCAGTAGCTACACGAAGCTCTGTATCTAATAGACGAGTTGCAACGAACTGAAGTGCTGGTGGAATAACTAACTTACGTGGTTTAGACGCAATTAGTAAGCCACGCTCATCGGTCCATGCTGCGATTTGAATAACTGCATTTTCCAATGCTGTTTCGTTCAAGTCTGTAGCAACACCTTGTGTATTACTGTTAACACCACCTGATACTAATGGATGGCTTGCGTTAAACAATGATACACCGTCACCACCTGCAAAGCCGGCATTGAAGCCGTTGTTAAGAACGTTAGCCGCTCTAACTTGCTTAGTGTTAGCCATTGATCGTGCAAGTGCTTTAGTATAACGAGCTGACAATGAATCATATAGATTATCCTCAACTGCTTCTTCAGTTAAACTGAATCCTAAAGCAATAGTCACGTGGTTGTAACGTGCTGTAAAAGCTTCTTGTGCGTTATCATACGCAATTGCTGCTCCCTCAGATTTCAGAGGTGCTGCAGCGAAGCCAGCTAGTTTTGTTTCTTCTTCGAAAGAACGGTCTGAAGATTCAGTTTCGTAAATCTCTTTATGCTCTTCGCCATAACGTGCATACTCTAAACCGAATAGCGCGTTAAGTCCTGGTAATAGCTCCTTTAGGAGCTGGGCTCTTGAAATTGCCATGTTTTATTCTCCTAAAATTAATCGCCTACACCAGTAGGGTTAGTATATGAATGTGCTACAGGATTAAACTTAACGAGTAAGTCTGTAAACGCATCGCCCACGGTTGAAGTTGGTGAATCTACAAAATCAACAATTCGTAATGCAATACCGTCAGTAGCTGCATAAGTAGCATCTGCTGCAATATCAGAATTACCGTTTACTGTTGATCCTGTTGTACCAGATTGCACTTCAGCTAAAGGTACATTACCACCTAAACCTGTTTGTGCAACTGCTGCATCAGCTTGAACCATAAATACTACATCAGGATCGTCAACAACGTATGCTTTCGCATCTGCTGCTACTGTGCTTGCTGGCCAATACTGATTAAATGTTAATACACTTGTGACTGGATCTGAATATGTACATCCTACAAATACACCAATTGTACCTGCGTCAAAAGGATCAGCGGCTGAACCAATGCTAGGCATTAGTTGTATTGTTCCGTCTGTTCCAATTTGAACGATAGTACCGTTGTAAAGATTTGTAGCGTATCCAGAAGCAATCGATAGTAAGCGTGTAGAACCCGCATATGGGGTACCGCCTACATGGTTTACCGCTTTAAGTCCGTAAGGACTAGCTGTTGAAGCCATGATTGTTTCTCCTAATTATTTTTACTTATTTCCCTTACCAAACGATCGACCATTTTCCTGACCTTCAGCAAACTTAGGCATACGTGGATCATTTTGATTCAAATATGATGAGTCTACTGCTTCAGTTTGAGCACGTGTTTTTTCATTTACATACGCTCGTCTTTGGTCCATCAACTCGGAAGGAGCTCTACATAGTAATAAACCACCAATTTCAACACCTTCTTGGTACTGAGAGTTAGGGTTTCTATGTATTAATATCTCTGGGTGATCCGCATGCCGCACCGGTTCCCAGCCTTCACGCATTTTTGAAGAGACGTTCATGTTATCGGGTTCATTAAGTAAGGAAATCCTAATCCATCGATAGTCAAAACCTGGCTGCTGTTTAAATTCGGGCAGTAATGATGCAGGTTGCCACTTCTTTACTTTTAGGCTTTCTTCTCTTACTTCTAAATCTCGGTCAGTTCTTTTGATAACTTTATCCATTTGCGTTCTCCAATTTTATCATTTCTCTTGCATATTGTTCCGGAGTTAACTTAAGCTTCTTAGCAAAAGCAACTTGTGTTTTAGACAAACGTACTTTTCTAGGCGCGGTACTACGCGAGGCCGGAGCAACTACATTCGAAGGTTTGCGTTGGGCGGGTCTTCCCGGTTCCAACGAAGTTTCCACGAGATCAATTTCAAAGTTCTCGGGGAATCGTTTTTGCATCGTTTCGTCTATACGAAGGTAGTATTCTTCAGAAGTAGGTTGTATTCCACTCCTGACTAATCTTTCGTGAACTCCTAAAGCTAAAGATGTCATTTCTTCGTCTTTACCAAACCATTGGTTTTTGGCCTGCCAAGCCTGAGCTTTGGCATCTGGTTGGGGTGCTCTAGGTCGAGTCACTTCTTGTGGTGACTGTACACTATTTTGAGGTGTTTGTGAAGCCTTATATTGTGGCTTCAAGTTACTAGCTTGTGACAATTTATATTGAGCACTGTTCATTAAAGCTTGAGCCTCAACAATTTTATCTGTATCTCCAGAATCATAAGCTTCTCGATAATCGCGCTTAGCTAAAGCAAGTTCTTTTTCAGCAGAGCCTATTAATGTTTTAAGGTAATCTTCTTCACCTGAACTTAATGTGGTCTGAAGCTTTTGGTTTTGCTGATACACCTTTTGTGCATAAGCAATGGCTTCTTCCTTTTCCCTACCTGCTTCTTCTTTAGCACGACGTTCATCATGATAAACTTTTTTAAGCTGAGCCATCCTTTGTTTAACGCGGTCCGAATAGTCTTCTAGATTATCCTCTTCAAGTTCCTTAACTATTTTTTCTGGTAAAGGTTCTTTGTTCCTATCTTCAGGAGGGGTATCATCCTCCTCTTCAATTTCTAACTCCATTTCTTCTTGCTTAGGTGCTTGTTGTACTCGCTCTACATCAGCAGTAGACTTTGTACCTTTAGTCTCTTTTTTACCTTCGTCTAAATCTACTTCTAATTCATCACCTTCCATTTCTAGTTCATCAGGCATTTCATTAATTATTTCAGCCATGCTATTCTCCTATGCGCGTTCGTAGCCACGAGGGTCATCGACCACTGCTTCTACGGTATCGTCGTTTATAATGCGGAATTCTTTTCCGTGAATTTTGATTCTAGTCCCTGCGTAAGCACGTGTGATAACGAAGTCACCTTCTTGACACCAAGCGCCTGTAGGGAAACGAGCTTCGTCTTTATAACAAAGATCACCTAACTGCATAACAAATAAAACAACTGTAGAATGTTCCTCTATATATTTGGCAGAATCGGATTTAATTAAGCCACTTTCATAAGCTTCTTCTGCTTCAGGTACCATACATAAAATACGATAGCCTTTAACGTCAGGAAGTTGAGCTGCTGCTTTCGCTATAGCCTCTTCTTCAGTTAGCTTAACGCCTTCTTTAGTGGATGTGTTTTTTGTTTTAATAGGAGCTCCTGAAATGGAGACTATTTTTTTGTCTGGAGTTGCGATGGTGTTATTCATTTTTTCACCACGCTGTCCGTTGGGCTGCTATCAAAATTTTCTTCTTCGTGTTCATGCGTACGAATAGCTTCTGAAATCATATTTTGTATTATTAGATATCCCCGAACTTCGCCGCACGCGTGTTGGTAACCACCAAAATCTTTAGCAGTTCCTGCACCCATACTTTCTAATAACTCTTTGCGTCTTTCTTCTATCCGGGTTGATAGAAGCATAAGCGTTTCTTTCATGATGTTCCTTTCGTTTAGTTGATGTTATCGTCCTTGAGTTTTGTTTCTTTTACCTTAGTTGTATTACGCAACTGAGATTCTTTTTCGCGGAGGTTAATATCTTTTTGTTTATTAACAGCTGCCGCGCCTAATTTTGCACCTTCTAATACTTCTTTAGTATTTATTTGTTTCTGCTCCATCTCTGCTTTAGCACCTATTTGAGCCCCAGCAATCTCTTTCTGTGTTTCCATTCTAGCTTGTTCTAACATCACATCTTTTTGTGCGCTAACAGTAGCTTTATCAATTTCAAATTTAAGCTTGGCTTTGTCTAGCTCTATATCAGCCATAGTTTTTTGAGCTTTAACTTTCGCTTCTTCTTGTTTAATTTGTAGTTCAGCTTTTTGCATTTGTAAGATAGGATCTTGCGCTTGCTGTTGAGCTTTTTCTTGTTGAGCCTCAGCAGTATTAGACTGTAATAATTTCTCTGCTGCTGGAGCAGTAAGCCTAGCTACTTCATTCTCAACATCAACAGGTAATGCTTCATCACTTGGAGGTAACGGTACACCGAGTTGTTTCTCAATTTCTATTCGGTACTGGAAGGCAATGTGTTCTGCAACATGAGCTTCCATAGCTGACTGTATCATCCCTGCTTTCTGGCTTTGGCCAACAAGTTGTCTAATTTTAGGATCATTAGCAAACGCTAAGTGAACCACCATATGTGCTTCATGATCTTGGTCAAGGAATGCTTTAACCGGTTTACCATTAATAATGTTCATGTTTTCTGATACTGGATCTACCTGCTTAACATCTTCTTTATTAGGGATAAGCTTATTAATATTTTTAACACCTAACACTTCAAGCATCTGACGATTAAGTTCAGGTAAGTCATAGATATCCGGGTTCTGCTGTGCCATTTGCATAACAGCTTGATACTGCACAACCTTCTGTGCCATCGTTGCAGCATTAGGATCAGCTACTGGAATAAGGTTAACTTTATTGTAGTCGTCTTGTTTAGCGCCGGGAGTGCCTGTAGCCGGATCATAGCGGTAATTAGGGTCGGTGTAGTCTCTAATAATATTTTTAAGTAGACCAAACTCTTTCTTCATTGAGTAATAGATACGCGCATTGACTGCGGACATAACTTTTAGTGTTCTCTCTAAGATAGCAAGAGTAGAACCTACGGGAGAGTTAGCTGACATATCAGATACTTTCATATCCGCAGCAGAAGCAAAGCGTCGTCCTTCTTCAATAATTTTATCCATCAAACCTGCAAGTACTTGGCTAGGCTCTTTGTATGGTAATGGCATCAAATTGTCACGGATAGTTCCTGATGGTGCATCCACATCACGCCACTCAGCTGGTCCAATTGGTGTATCATCACCTTTAATACGTAAGCCTCTGGCTTTAAAACCACCTGGAAGATTAGATAATGTCCCTGCGTCTACTAACTGTCTTAGTAACATGGTTCCTGATTTTGAGAAACCCCCAATTAAATGGATCAGACCAAAACAATAAAAACCAAATCCTGGGATGTATCCATAATGAACAAAATGTTCACGGCGTTTTTGTTGCTCATCAAACTGATTCCAATTACGTCTAACAGATAATATCTCAGAAGTACCTTTATCTATCGTTACAATATAAGGTAATGCAATGCCGGTTTTTTCTCCATCGTCTTCATCCTCAAAACCTTCTAAGTCAAGGTCAACGTTCATTTCTAGTATTTTAAATCTATCATCATTAGTAGCATCAAAGCCCATTTGCTCTGCAATCTTTTTCTCTACTTCATCTAAATCATAGTCAGGATCTCCGAGTTCTATGTCACGGTAAAAACCCATCTGTTGTAACTTGTATACTTCTTGTTTAGTCTTGCGCATGACATGAGTAATACGCTCAGCTGTTTCTAAGTTAGATGCGCCATAAGGAACCACAATATCTTCAGCAGGGACAAATAGTGATACTTGACGTTCTAATGTTGGATCATAATAAACTTTCTTAAATGCATTGCCTGATAAACCAAGACCCCATAGCATTCTTTCATGTTCAGGACGATACTCAGGCATCATATCCATCAACTGGTAGTTCATGTTTTCTTGTACTCGCGCAGCAGCTTCTAAACACTCAGGTGTTTCTTTACCAATAATAGATGTCTTCACTGGGCCTGCAGCAGGAAAGGTTTCCATCATGGTTTCAGCTTGGAATTTGACAAGTGCTTCGGAGAGTAGTGGGTGATAGACAGCACATGCGCCTTCCCACGGTTCGGACCTTTCTTCTATTTTAAGTCCTAATAGTTCTAAGCCATCAACATAAGTTTCTAGCCAGTCTTTTCTTGAGTTTACATCATTACTAAAATCTTCTAATAAGTCAGAGGATAATTCTGCCATGTATTGCTCAGACAGTTCTTCCGCTAAGTTTTGACTAAACTCCTCGTCTTCCATAGCATCGGGATCAATGATTAATGTAGTACCACCAGCAGTGATTGTCACACTCTCTGGGTCTTCTATCTCAATCTCAATAGCCTCTTCGTTTTCAGCCATTTCCTCTAAGCCCATTGGGGCTGCATATAATCCTTTATCTACGTCTGCCATTATCTTTTCCCGAGTAATTTTTCAATCTGTATCTCTACTAAATACCATATTATCAATAAAAAAATATTGACACCTTTAAAAAATTTCCATACATTTTTTATAAACCATATCATAACGCATAATGCCTTTTTTGGCTACGACCTTTAAACATCTGTATATCATCTTCCTCATCACTTGGCAAGCGAATAAACCCACCCTGCCTAAATCTTGCTAGTGCTAGTGTTGTCGAGTCAACCAAATCATCGTTGGCTCCTGATGGAAAG